AACAATGTTAAACGGTTCTTCTTATGGAGGAAGACACGCTACAGCATTACGTTTAGGTGCTTGGCTTAGATGGCGTTATCCAGAAAATGTAGTAAGACTAATTATGGAAGACTGGCGTAAAAGAGTAAGTACTTTTGAACACCCTTTTAAAGTTAGCGAAATGGATAGACTTATTACAGATTGTTATAAAGGTCATGGCGGTAGTGGTTATCGCTATGGTTGTAATGATAAAATAATGGATAAACATTGTAATTCTACTTGCACTTTGTTTAAAGCTAAAAAGTCACAAGGTCTTATGAGCGCAGCAGATATGGAAGAAAATCTAATTAGCTGGCTTAAAGGCGATGTAGTTCCTCTTGATTTAGGTAATTTATATGGGAAAGACTTTCCTATATATCCTGGTGAACTTGTAGTAATACAGGCACCGCCTAAGTCTATGAAAACAATGTTAGTTCAAAACTGGGTTAATTCTTTTAAAAGACCAACATACTTTCTTGAAATGGAAATGTCTCCACGTCAAATATGGAAACGTTTTATACAGATAGAACAAGGTTGGAGTGAAGAAGAGTTAGCTAAAAAGTATGCTCAGTCTAATTTCAAAATGGCAGATAAGTTTGATTGGTTAAATGTAGATTATCAGCCTTGCTTTGCTATAGAACTTGAGAAGAGAATAAGTATGCTACCAATAAAACCAGAGATTGTTATTATTGACCATATGGGTTTAATGTTATCTAAACATAGAGATTTAAATCTTAAAATGGAAGAAATAGCAGGTGCATTAACAGATGTAGCTATAAAACATAATGTTATTGTTATGGCAATATGTGAAATAACTAAATCAGCAATGCAAGAGGGTATGAGTATATCATCAGTTAGGGGTTCTTTTAGAATTGCTTACAATGCTAGTAAAATATTGTCACTTAGCACATCTAAAGATACAGAGACTGGTGATGTTAATTCAATGGTTATTAAAACAGAAGCTAACAGAGAAAGAGGAGCACTTAATGTGTTACTTAAAGTTAATGGTATAAGAATAGAAGCACCGAAAGGAGTGGTAAATGTCTAAAAGAAGTCTAAACCAAATAAGTAGTGACATCATGCTAGTACAGAATAGTTTTGAATTAACTGAACAAGAGATAGATGAACAGTTAGATTTATTACACACTGAACTACATGAAAAAGAAAACGGTGTTTACTGGTTTTATAAGAACCTAGACAGCAAAGTCGCTTTAGCTAAAGAGTATAAACAGAAAGCAGATTTAGTGCTTAAAAAACTTGCGTATACTCAGGAAAGGTTAAAGGGACTTGTTGTAGAGGCTTATGCAGCTAGTGGACAACTTCCAGCTCATGATGAGTTTAATCCTATTAAAATAATGGAAACAGGTAAGGTAGAAATATTAGATGAATCTAAAATACCTAAAGAATATTATGTTGAGAAGATTGAACTAAGACTGGATAAAAGAAGACTACTTGAGGAATTGAAAGAAGGTAAGGATATTCCTGGAGTAGCATTAAAGAGAAACAAACATGTCAGGGGGTTAAAATGATAGAACCTTATGGTGAAATAAGAAAAGTACCTTTAGATTATCAAGGCATTACTTCTTCAGCGTATGCTGTACAGAGAAGAAATGAAGATAGAGATGGTACTTTAAAATGGAAGGAATGTGGAGTAGTTGGTAGTAACTATCTTCTTGTTCCTAATAGTGAAGTAAGAGACCTAGCAAATGAAATAGCAACTGAATCTAAACATGAATGGGAGCCTATGAAGACTTTCTTTGATGGTAAAAGATACATACATTTCATGCAATGTAAGACAGAAACTACAGAAATAGCTAAAGATGATGATATTGCTTTAGGTATGGGTTTTTGGAATAGTTATGATGGGTCTACAGCGTTGCAATTTAGAACGTTCCTCGTAAGATTATTATGTACTAACGGTATGATAACAAAAGACTTCATGAATTTAATGAGGTTTAAACATAACAATAAGTCAGAAGGATATGAGGAGCAGATAATAAACGCTGCTAAAGTAGTTGACAACTGTGGAGAAGACATTGAAACAGTTGCAAATAGAATGAGAAGTATGGTAGAAACACCAGTTGATTTAAACAGATTAGCTCATATAAGAGAGAATCATTTAAGTCACATCCCAGTTACTTTATGGGGTAAAATTAGCAGAAGGTTCTTAGATGGTTATGGATGGAATAACTTAAACAATAGAATCGATGTTAATATGTGGGATTTCTACAACGCATGCACAGATGTTTTGTGGCATGAAGAAAAACCAACCATGGCTTCGTTTGAGCATAATCAAGTAATAACTGATAAATTGCTTAAAGCTATGGCTTAATTGAGGAACGCCAGGAACCTGCATCTTCTACCTTTCTAGGGTGCAGGTTCTTTAACATATAAAGCCTATGAGACTCACGTCAGTATGAAATAGGACTACCGAGCATGGCTTTATATAACTAAGGAGAAATATGAAATTTATAACACGCAAGACTATGACAATAAGGGAGTCAGGACGTAGCAGTGATTACATTACACCTAGTTTTGGTTTTGGGTGTTTATATAAATGTGAATACTGTTATATGAGAAGGCATTTACCAAATGGATTAACAATTGCTAAGAATACAAATGAAATAATAGATGCTATAGCTAGGCACTTGTGGCTATTAAAATGGCCTAAAGAACCTAACCAAACACATAAAGAATATTACACATATGATTTTAGCTGCAATGAAGATTATGTATTACATGCAAGATACCACGAATGGGAAAAGCTATTTGATTATTTCAAACATGAACCTAAAGCAATGGGTACAGCTGCAACAAAATATGTTAATAAAAAATTACTAGATTATAATGCAAATAAAAAGATACGTATTAGATTTAGTATAATGCCTCAGATTATGTCTGATACATTAGAACCAGGAACTTCCAGTATTATAGATAGAATAAAAGCAGTTAATGATTTTTATGAAGCTGGATATGATGTTCATTTAAACTACTCTCCTATTATAGTCTACAAAGATTACATAGAAGATTACATAAAATTATTTAAATTAGTTGACATGAACATTGATAAATCGATTAAAAACAGAGTTAAAGCAGAGTGTATATTTTTAACACACAATGAAAAGATGCGTAAAATTAACTCTAAACAAGTAGATAAAATCTTATGGACACCAGAGAATCAGGAGATTAAAGTTTCTGAGTATGGTAATCAGAACATAAGATATGAACATAAACTAAAAAAAGAGTATATAAATAACTTCTTAACAATGCATAAAGATAAATTGCCTTGGCAAGAAGTAAGGTATATATTCTAAGGAGAAAAAATGGCAAAGAAACCAACAATGATGGAAATGAAAGAGCATGTTGATATGCTAACAAGACAAGTTAATTTTCAATCAAGAATGATGGATAGTATAGGAGTAGCTTTCAGTAATTATGTTAAGTTTAATAAGAATGAAGAGGATTTTAAAGAATATTTGGAGAATAATAAAAACCTTCATAAATTAACTAAAGAGGAGAGTGATGACAGAAAAAAAGGACGTATTAATGAAACTGGTGATGTATCAACTAAAAAAGTACGGAAAGAAAAGAATGAAAAAGAATAACATCAACTGGAGAGAGTATGAAAAAATGTCCTAAATGTGGTTATTCTGAAAAAGAATCTTTTAATGATATGATGGATAGAGTTATAAAAGAAGTTAGCGATAGGCATAGAAAAGAGTTTGGATTTGGAATACCTGATAAGGAAGAAGATAAAGTATATTTTAATGAACCAAAAAAATACAAAGGAGAACTGACTAATGTCAAAAGAAACGATAAAAAAGAAAACTAAAAAGCAAGACAGTATAGAAGAATTTATTGAGCTTGCAAAAGAGTTAAAGGAGCTAGTAGTAAGTCTTAACCAAAGAGTATCTGAGCAAGAATCTGTTACAGATAGATTGAAAGATAGGTTAGGGTTGTAATGCTACTTATAGATAAGGATATGTTAATATCAAAAAAATACATAAAGAAGACTTTTATGAATTATGGAATTCAAATGAGTGAAGTAGCTTTAGATGCTGTATGTCAAAAATTAAAAAGTGATATACATAATTACGCTATGAATGCAAAAGATTTAGGCTTTAAACGCCTAATTAAAGATAAAGTTCCAATAATAATAGGAGAGTTTTCTAATGAGTCTTAAAAAAAAAGCAGAAGAACTTGTAAAGTTTGCCAAACATAGCAAGCAAGAAGAGCTTGACAATGTGGTAATGGCTATTGTAAATTTCGCTAGGGAACAAAGGATACAAATCCTTAACGAAACATTACAACTATTAAAAGAAGGTGTACAATATGAAGCCATCATCAGCGAAAGGCAAAGGCAGGAGACTGCAAAATTTTCTGAGGGAAAAACTACATAGTTATTTTCCATCTTTAAGAGAAGGTGATATAAAAACAGCAGTTATGGGAGAGTCTGGTGAAGACATTATTCTCTCCCCAGCAGCAAGAGATGTTATCCCCTATAGTTTTGAATGTAAAAACCAAGAACGTTTAAATATATGGGAATCATTAAAACAAGCTGAAGACAATTGCAGTAAATACACTCCAGCAGTAGTATTCAAAAGAAATAGAACTAAAACATATATAGCACTTGAGCTAGATGAATTTTTAAATATAATCGGAGAAACAAATGAACTATCAGGAAAAAATGAAACTTAAAAACGAAATAAGACTTTCTATATACACTCAACTAATAGAAAGCGTAATGGAGAATGTTGAAGATTACGAAACGTTACCTTCTAGTATAAAATTACAATTAAATATTGCTATGAGAAAATCTATGTATTTGGTGCCTACAGTTGATTGAGATGATACTGTTTTATATAATTTCTACTACTTTAGGTATTTATTTAACTTGGTTGTTATTTGGCTAGTCTACTTCTTTAGCAATTGCTTTAGCAGCTGGATTAATAACTAATGTATTCCAAGGTAAATTTCCTCCTCTTAAAGCAGAACTAGCGTCTATTAGATTATCTACACCTCTTTTACTAGAGCCTCCTATTACCTGTAATAGCCCAACTATATTATCAAAAGCCCACATAGGTACAAATCCAAAGAATGTTTTACGCATATAGTATTTAACTGCATTTTCCATTTCTTCTTCATCTTCTAAATTTCCACTTGCTAACAAAGCTAGTATCATAAAAGGAGATATTGCTAATGAAACTAAATCTGATGTAAATCCTCTTAAAGCTTTACTTCCAGATGTCATATATAATATATTTCTTGCCCATTTTACTGCAGCAAAGGATGGAAATAACCCCAATGTTACAACGTCCATAGCAATTGTTAGTGGTAATTGTGATACCATAAACTTTTTTAATGCTGCTATTTCAGGAGCTGCTGTTCTTAAAGCACTACCCTTGTTTGTACTCATTGTTAACATAAGTTTTCCGATTGCTTTTAAATCAAATGCATTACTTTCTATTTTTCCTATAGATTTCATTGAAGTATATGCTTCTGAAAATAACCTAACATCTGCTCCAAATTTTTGATTAGACCAATACTTGAACTTTCCTTGCAACATTCCCCAGCCATTATAAAAATACTCTCCTACTGCTTGTGTGGATAATCCAAAGTTAACTCTTTCCTGATAATTTCTTCCTATTTTAATAGCTTCATTTAAATCTTTTGATTCTGTAAATTCATACCAAGGTATGTCTTGTCTCATTAAACCTGCATCTTGAGCTCTATTTAATCCTATAACAAAACTTAAACTTCTTATATATCTTTCTGTACTACTCATTGTTATTTTAAAAGGACCTAAAGTTGTTACTTGTTTATAAGCTTCTACAGCAGCTGTTGCAGTCATTTTTGCAAACTTGCTCCAAGGTCTTTGTTTTATAGCATCAATATATACATAATCTTTTTCAATAGCAAATTGAACTAATCTATTTGTAAGCATAACTCTTATGTTTTGCTTTATTTCTTTTCTTCTTTTTTTAATTTTATCTTTAGAAATGTCAGGTTTAATAAAATCTTTTGGTTTGAATATTGATTCTGATTTTTGAAGAAGAGCTAAAACTGTATCTTCATATTTTTTTAAATTTATAGCTTTTTGACGTTTATTTTTTGTTTTCATATTGCTATTTTGATAATCCATCATAGCTTTTAATATACCATCAGCAACTTTTGCTTCTACTTGTCTGTCCGTAACTCCATTTACCATAGAACGACTAAAAAAATCTGAAAATTCTATTATACCAGAAGATTCAATAACAGAGTTTATTTTATTTATTATAGCTTTGTCACCTAATTGGCCATTAGCATATTTAACTTCATCAAAAGATGTATAAATAATATTTCTTAATGCATCTCCCATATTTTGTACAGTAGTTCCAAGACCAGAAAGATAAGTACCAGATAAATAACTAGATATTGCTCTGTATGTTTTATTTAGCTGCATTGCAGTTTTATCTCTTCCAGGTATAAAGTTTAACATTTTATTAATACCTTCTACAGTATTTGGTGTAGGTAAAATTCTATTTAAAAAACCTTTTCTGTAAATATCTGTACCGTGAAATGGAACTTTAAATAAGTTTATAGCAGATTCTGAAACAATTTTATGCATTTTTTTAGAATTACTAGACTTGGACATTATAATAGATTTAATAAGTTTTGATACTAATATATTTCTTTCTACAGTTGCTGACATATTTCTTAAGTAATCATAATAAACACCAGAGTCTGTTCTAGCTTGCCTTCTATCGTAAGCACCTGTTATCCTTTTAAAAAACTTATTATCATTAGTTAGTGCTGCAATATTATTGTGAACTACATCTACAGGATAACCATCTAATTTTTTAGACACTAATTGGGCGTAGTTTAATTTAGAGTTATATACTCTAATTGTTTTTACTAAATGGCTTAAATCTTCTGCACTATACTTGTTACCTTGTTTGTCTTCCTTTTTTTCATATAACTCTTTAATCTCTGCAATTGTATTATCTAGCTGCATTATTAATTGGTCTAGCATTGGTTTAAATAAATCTTCATTGTATTGACCAGGCCAATGATTTTTTCTTTTTTCAACTTTAGAACCAGTGACCATAATAAATTCATCTTGTATCATAGGTTCAAATGTTTTGTAAAGCATGTCATACATTTCTAATTGCTCAGATGTAAGTTTAGATAATATTTTATCAGTTAATTGTTTAGTTTTAGCATTTTTGTTTCTAAATAATATTTGAAATACTTCTTGCCTTGAAAGATTAGGAAATCCTTTATGCAGTTCATTAGCTATCATTTCAAGTGAAGATTTCATCTCTTTTTCAAAATAAGGAAGAACAGAATCGTCTATTTTCCTAGCTTCATTTACAGCTTTAAAAAATTGTTCTTTTGCTTTATCTGGCATTTTTACATAAAAATCACCCTTCTTTTTATTAGGAGGAGTGTATTCTTTTAGCAATACAGGGTTTTGCCATCCATGTTTTACATCAGTAGTTTTATCATGAAATTGAACAAAATTTCTTTCATCAGTAATAGGACCATAATTAGCCATAATCATCCATTCACCATTATCATTTTGAAACACTCGACCGTCCATAAACATAGAAAAAATTCTTGTATATTTTTTAGATAAATCAGGGTCACTAATCCTTTTATGAAAAGATGTTAAGCCTTCAATCATAGACAATACATTATCCATACCAGCATGCTCTTTTGATTTACTTGTAAATTTAACAATTCTATGTGATACTCTATTTGCATAAGAATTTACAGCTTGTCTTATAACCCAGAATGCTCCAGATGGTTCTTTTAAACTTCTTTGTTTAGGTGTCATTAAAGGCGTAAGAATTCCATTAAAATTCATTATACCTACACCTTCAGTAGAAAAAGAAGGTTTTAATGCTTCTTTGTAGATAACTTTTAAGCTTGCTAGTGGAAATCTAGATAAAACTAAATGTCTTTCTGCTTGAACTAAATTACCATTTTCATCCTTTATAACCGATGTACCTACCTTTTGATTTTCCCCTATATGTTCTATTGCAAACTGTAAAATATACTCAGCTAACGACTCATTAGCATTCATTAAAGCTCTTATTTTAATTGCTAATTTTTTAGCTTTAGACATAGGTCCATATAATTTATTAATTTTTTCATTAATAATAGACTCATCAGCAAATCTTCCTTTTGGATATTCATTATTTAATATTTCTTCAAGTTCAGCTCCTTCATCTAATATATTATTTACTTTTGAACTTTTATTAAAGTATTCATCTTTTTGCTCTTGATTGTCTATTATATTTTCAGCTTCAGTTTTTCCTATATCACATTTAGTTGCCATTTATTCTCCGCATATCTTCATTACTGATTTAATTAAACTTACATGCTCAGAGCTATTTTCCACTACTTTATTTAAACTTTGAGGGTCTCTTAAGTTAATGTATTCATGGTATTTTTCAAAAAAGTATTCCACTACTCCAGCATCTAGCAAGCTTATTTCAGTGTTCTTTTTGCTTACAGATGGAAATATTTTAGGATGCTGAGTTCCTTTTATCATTTCTAGATTTCTATTTAATGTTAAATAACCCCTTAAAAATGAAACAGTTGCAGCAATTCTAGCTACATTAGATAAGTCTTTAAATTTTTCATCCCATTTTTCTTTCCATGCAATAAAATCGTCATTTCTATCTATTGTCTGAGGACCTAATACTTTTAATTCTTTTAATTTTTGATATAAAGCTACTCCCATTCCAGGTTCTTTTTGAGTCCCTTTAATATATTTTTTACCAGCAAGAACTTGAGATTGCAAATATTGTTTCTCGTTAGTTCCGTCCCAAATACCACTATCTAAATCATTATTTTTAGCAGATAAAAAAATGTCTTCTAATTGAGATTCTATTTTATCTCTTGCATATACGTGAGCATTTCTATGTACTCTAGTAGATATTCTATAAGGAGTACCGTCAAATCCAAATAAATTATTTTCTTTTGATATTTTTTGCCACATTCTATAAGGGGCTACAGCTACTAATTCATAAGGTGTTAATTGTGGATTTTTAATATTAGCTTTAAATACTATTATTTTATTTTCTGCTATATCAAATGAACTTCTATCTAATGCAATGTCATATACTTCTTCGCTTATATTTAAAGTATCGTCTAATCTAAAATTACCCTTTTCAAAATTACCACCTCTTCTTATGCTAAGTACCTTTTTATAATAATCTATCATTGGTTTTATATAAGAAGTAAAATTACTTGGTAATGGACCTTCAAATAAAGATTGTATTAGCATGTCTTGATTGTAATTCCAGTCATATAATAATCCAAATTCATTATTGTCTACAGCTGCTTGCAGCCATATTCTTAAGTATTCTTCTAATGTTCCATTCCAAGCTCCTTTTACTCCATCATAATAAGCTTCAGGAAATGGTATTTTATCAGTAGGTTTTCTTAATTTAATTTCTTTATTATTTATTGTTATGCTATTAAAAGTACTTGCTAGCATACCATACATAGCGTTTACATTAGCTATTTCTGCTATTGCTATTTGACCAGCTATTAAAGAAGAAACTGTGTCTATTCTTTGTTCTTTATTAAATATTTTTCTTTTAGTTTTAGATTTAAACCTATTTAAGTTTAATGGTTTAGTTTTTATATTATCCATATAATTTTTATAAACTTCTGTTGTTTCATTATCTAGTAACTCTACATGAACCTCATCACCATCACCGTCACCCTCTAGTTTTAATCTTAAATCGTTTACATTTATTTCAGCTAATGACCTTCTTGAATGCATAGATTTTACTCTAGCCATATAAGCACCTCCAGCATAAGCAACTGGAGACCTTGTTACCATAACAAATATTTCATGAGTTTCAAGCCATCTATTTATTTCAGATATTTTTAATTCATTAGCTGATTTTCCTATTTGTTTAGCTATTTTTCTTTTTAATCCTTCAGAGTTTTGTATAGCTAATGATACCTCGCCTTCTTTTAAAGTTCCAGTAACATCCATTGATACATCATATATAGAACCTATTGCTTCATCTATATTCAAAGCTGGCAACATAGCCTGTGTTTGCATAAGAACATTTAAAACATGCTCTAATGATGGGTGAACTCCAGCTCCTAAATCAGCTAATTCAGCTGCAGTTAATGCAAAACCAGTATTTTCTCTACCACTACTTTCCTTTAAGAATTTTTTAATGTCTTTAGGATTTATTTTATTTAATGCATCGCTTACTCTGCTTCCTATAATAGGACCATAAGTCTTAATAAATTGAGATATTACTTTAGGGTCTTGCACGTAATTATACCACTGCATAATATGCTTTACATTTTGTTTACTGCTTTCGTCAAATTTTATAAATCCAATTGACTTACCAGGAACTTCTAAAGTATTGTATATAAACATATCTTCAGACCCAATTTTAATCTCATCATCAGTAGCTAACACATGAACAGGGATACCATTAGCATCTACTATATGTCTTTCATTATTTACTGTATATAAAACTTCGTTTGTATCTTTATCTACAATTTTTAACTTTCTTTTAGGCAGTACATGTTGATGCTTTAAAGCCATTGCTCCGTTTTCATCTTTATAATATATAACTGTTTTAGCTTTAGCAGTTGTTTCAGCTAATCCATGATGCTCATTAAATAAATCAAATAGTAGTTGAGAACTTAAAGTATTGCCATCTCCTATATATGTTGAGCCTAATCCTGGAACATCTTGAATTGCATCGTATCCATTAGGATTTTCTTTTGTAACAAATTTAACTTTATTAGGGTCAAATCTATCTATTCTTATTCTAGGCATTTCTTTGCTTATAGTAACTGGAGTAAACGGTATTTTAATTCTTTTATATATATTTGCAGGATTTCTATCTAATAAATATTTAGGAAATACTTTAGTTAAAGCTTCATGTATTGCAATAGTAGCTGCTCTATCCATTGTATCTCCTGACAATAAATCAGGCAATAAACTTTCTAAATATTCTAAATCACCTGTAGCAACAAGCAAAGGCTCAAATTGTTTTGACCAGTATTCTTTTGCATTATTAATTTTACCAGTATCTTTATGTTTATCTGTTATTTTAACTAATCCCAAAGTATCAGAATCACCTCTAGAAAATGCAATAGTATATCCCATAGCTCTTAAATAAGCTTCTAATCTTTCTAATTCATTTTTCTTAAAGAATCCATATTTTTTTCTAAAGGCTGGTATATATTCTCCTCTAACATTTTCAATATAATTTCCATCTTCATCTTTTATATTGTAACTACCTAAAACATCACCACCGCTTATAAAAGTAAATAATCCCATTTCATTATTAGCTTCAAATAAAGTTATTTTTTCATATTTATTATTATCATTTTTAGTAACTTCATTAATAGGACCTTTTTTAAATACGCTTAGTTTATCTAAAACAAACATTTTCTGGTTTCTATCAAACTTTGTAGTAACTTTTACAACTAAATTATCTTTTTGATTTGTTATTCCATTACCGTCTCTGTTAACTCTTAATGTGCTGTTTTTTACTCTATTATATATTTTTATAAGTTCTTCATTTTGAGAATCAGTAATTTTTAAATTAACATTTAAATATTCTAATGCAATTTTTTTCCATTCATTATAGGATTTAGTTCTATAGGTAAAAAGATAAACAGTATCTAATTGTTTTTGAGTAATGCTTGTTTTTAAAGCTTTAAAATAAACCAAATCATTTAAACTTAATGTTTTTTCATTTGTAACACCTTTTTGTAACATTTGTGATACAGAACTTCCTTCAGCCCAATCACTATACTCTGGTTGTAATTCTATATTCATGTCATTTTTTTCAAACCATACATAACTATCTTTTCCGATAGCTTTAGCTCTATTAGGGTTTTTTTCTTGACCTTTAAATTTATTTTCCCACCATTGTTCAAATGCTGGCACAAGTTGCTCGTCTATAACATGATTCATTACTATTTTAAATTCTTCTATATCTATTTTTTTTCTGCCTGCTATAGAATTCATGTTTCTCCATGCAGAATCAAAAAAGTTTTTAATTATCCTGCTTTCTTCACTTCTGACACTTAAATTTTCTAATTGTATTTGATTTTTAAGATTGACTTCTAAGGATTTAACAGATTGAGGCAAGTCTTTAGCGTTTTGTATTGTTTCTAATTTTTTCTTCCATTTAACTGGAACAAGCTTTTTATCATCTGTAATATTTACTTTATATAAAGGAGTAGCTGAAAATTCAGGATGAACTAACTCTATTTTAACACCATTTAATTTATCTTCATCAACTTTATCTAAAGCTTTTTTAAATATACCTTCTACTATTGGTCTATCAAATATAGCATGCTGATTGTAAAGGTATTTCTTTACAGAATCTGTTTCCTTGCTAAATTCCTTTTCAATTATATTTTTTAATTGCTTGTTATGCTTTTTAATGTAATTTATTCTTTCAGTAATTTCTAATTTATTCATTTCTCGTGGGCTTAGATTTTGATTTGCTGCTGAAGACTTTAAATTCATTTCTATGTTAAAATATGCACTTTTATTACCCCATACCATCATATTGCTTCTCTTTTTTTGAGAAAGTTTATGATTTATATTATAATGTAGCAATATATTATTACTACTTTCATTTATTGCAAAATCAAGAACTCTATCTTGAGCTTCTGATACAATTTCTGAAGAACTAATATTAGGTTGAGCTGAAAAATAAAAACTATTGTTAAACCCATATAAACCGTTCTCGTATCCAGTTACTTTTAATTTTTTTATTACAGCTTTTACAGCTTTTGGATTTTTAAAATCTTTTTTATTCTTAGAGAACCATTGCTCAATTTCTTTAAAAAATTGGTTTTTAATATTTACATCTAGATTAACTATGTTATGCAAGTTTCTAAATTGATGTTCTTTCTTGCTAGCATACACACTTAACGCAGCATCATTTCCTTCTATTAAAGATATAGCTGCTCCAGTATTGATATATATTTCTTTGCCAGGTTTAGTTGCATTTGAATGTAAAATACCATGCATTATTAAGTTTTCAAACCAATTGTCTGTTACTGAAAGTTCTTTCTTTGCATTTATTAGCTCAGGTATATTGTCAATAACATTTTCTAAATCAAGAACTTCCTCTATTCCTGTTGATTCTTCTGTGGAGCTGTAATTTGAATTAGCAAATTCAGATAATAAAGCTATAGTTGCAATCTTTCTAGTGTACTCTCTATTGTAATATTTAAACCTTTTTGAAACTTCGTTTAAAAGTACATTACCACCTTCCGTACTAATAGTTAGCAAATCTTGATAATGTTCAATTTTATTCCTATCGTTTATATAAGATTTTATATAATTATCTAAATACGAAGATACATTTCTATATGTAAGATACATTTCATTTTTATACTTTTTGAGGCTACTTGATGGTTTTCCATTTTTATTAATTAAATCTGTAAGCTCTGTCCTATCTTCATTCATTTCAATTAATCCTGCAGTATTTTTAATTGCTTTATATATAGCATCATGATTATATGCAAATTGAGGTTTAGAATATTCTGGAGTTCTTTGCTGATTATCTAATTGTAATAAAAATCTGTAAAAAGAATTTTTCTTATTTGGAAAATCTATAAAAACACTTTCGTTGTCTTTAATGTCATAAAATCTTTCTATAGATTCATACCCATCTTCATCTTCCATAAGAGTAGCAATAGGTTCTTTTACATAATAATTATAAAATTCAAGTAAATCAGCTCTTTCTTGATTTGTATGTGATTTATATTTTCCATATCCAATTATAAGCTCCATAATATGCTTTCCTATTTTAAGCTCTTGGAACTCACTATATTTTCTACCTTTTAAGCTATCCATATTATGTTTTAATTCTGATATAAACATTTCTATTGGCTGAGTACCATATGTATCTACTTTAGGTTCTGAATATTCAATATATTTATCTAAATCTACGAGTCTATCTATAACTAATTTAACATGCTCTAGTTTAATTTTATTATTTTCTAACTCAGAATTAACAATATCTTGTTTAAATTGACTAATAAATGTATCAAGAATATTTCCTATGCCTTCTTTGTACCCCATGTCAGTTTCAAATTGATAATCACTTAGTCTAAAATTATAAGGAATACCATCAAATAAACTTTTCTTAAAACCTGCTTGAATTTTTACTACACTTGCTCTAAAGAAATTATTTATTGGGTCGTTTATATATTCTTTTTCTTTATCTATAGTATATTTAACTTCCATAGATTCTGGTGTATTTTTTTCTAACATTGCTAGTAAACTTTGAATAGGTTTTTTTCCAGCTACTTTAACTTCACCTTTATTAAGTTTAGATTTTTCTATAATCTTTAATGTTTCCATTAAAACATCAGACTGGAATTCATGCAATAGTACTCTTCCATTTGCATAAGCTATTGTATACCATCCTAATGGACCTGCTCCATCTTTTTGAAAAGTACTTTTTTGTTTTTTATTTTTTAATTCAGTAAAGCTATGAGCAGCTTCATTATAAGCTCTATCTTTAACTATTAAAACTCTATGAATTTCAGGTCTTTCAGCTGCAATTGATGGTAAATCAGCTTCATCTTCAGGTTCATAAATAGGACCTTCTAATTCAGGAAAAAACTTTTCATAACTTAATGCTTCACTATAATTTGCTGATACTACATATCTAAGACCTAACTCTTTATTAGTATAAAGTATATAAGCATTAATTATATCTATATTTTTCATACTATTTACTTTAATTGTTTTAGCAAATTGTTTTATATTTTCTTTTTCACCTTTCCTAATTCCAGTCCATGTATGCAAATCTTTTATATTAGAAGTACCATTTGGGTCTTTTAATTTTTCATTATTTACAAATCTAAATCTAAATTGTATCTCTTCACTTATAGTTTGATTAGCTCTAGCGAGTTTTTCTATATGCTTTTTATTTAATCTAATTGTTTTAGGTAAACCTTCAATTACTCTAGATTTTATTTTAGCTATAAATCTATCTTTATTAGTTGGTAAAGACTCTCCTTCTGTTCCAAGTCTAAAATTAATAGACTTTTGTATGGCAGTTCCTTTGTATTTACTTTTTCTATGTGGAAATCTTTTATTACTTATTTTTATTATTTTATTAATAGCTTTATTTAAATCTTTTTGGCTTTTAACAGACCTAATTTCTCCAGTCATATGGTCTATAAATGCATTCTCTTCTGAAATTACAGCAGCTTCGGTTTCATCTTGAGCTATCTCTATAGTACCAATGTAATCTTCTTCAGTAGCGATTTCCATTGCTTCATCTTGAAATGCTTTGTCGCCCATATCTATAATATATTTATTATCGTAATTAACTAGTATATCAGATATTTCTTGAAGAGTAGTAGATGGGGTTAATAGATTATACGCATTGTCAAATTTCTTAATACCATATTTATCCATTATATAATTGAAAAATCTTTTTACAGTAGTCCATAGTTTTCTTAATGGATTCTTTTTATTTAAAGCTTCTAGTTGTTGATAACTCTTTTTAGAAAGCTTATCTAAAGTATGAGCTATAACTTCTTCTTTTATGCCTTGCTCATCTAATTGTCCGCTAGCTATTTCATCTCTATATGTAAACTTTATACTTTCAAGCAATGTAGGGTCAGCAGCTATAGCTTCTTCATATATAGAATTAAATAATTCTGGTTTATCTTTTGCTAACATTGATATAAATGGATGTGAAAACTCATGAAATGCAGCATCTACATCTAAATCTGGACTATCTAAATTTAAAATTACAGTATTAGTATTAGGGTCGTATTTAGCAACAGGTTCTCTTGCACCTAAGTTGTCAGTCATAAAGTTAATTTTACCATCAAATGTTTTAAATAATCTTTCAGCAACATCAAGAGTTTGATTAATTTTTTCTTTCTCTGGACTAATTTCTTCAATAGCTTCATCAGTTACTTCTAATTTTCTTTTTTTCTTTTTAGCTTTTAGTTCACCTCTTTTTATGAGTTCATTCTCTGCATTTCTTATAACTGCAAGAGAATTATTAAGGCTTGTATGCGTTGACCCACCAGTTAATTCTTCATCTTTAATTATTTTCTTTAAATTATCAACCCTTATTTTAGCCTTTTTAATTATATTCTTCAATTGTTGGGTAGTTGTATTTTCTGGAGTAAGTTGTGTAACTTTGCCATCTTTTTCAATAGCGGTAGCTAGCCCTGTATATTCATCTGAAATTCTTATATCAGCATCTTCTAATATTTCTATAGCTTCTCTATCTTCTGTGCCAAGTTTTTCCATTCTATTTTTAATTTCTGTATCGTATCTATCTTTGAGAATTTTTTTCTTATCTTTCGTTGTGACTTCAGGAGCTTTCTTTTTAGTTTTTAGTTTATCTAGCCTTTTTTCTAGTTTTTTAACTTCTGCTTGTTGCCATTTAGCTATTAAACCGTCTTTTATAGCTTTCTGATACCTAGCATTATCTTCTGTTTTTAAATCTAAAAGTTCTGCAAAAGACATATTCTCAAGCATATCATTGCTAATGTATCGTTTGCCTATATTTTTAGGTTTAATTTTTTTATCTTTGTTATACTCTTTTATTTTTTCCTCTAGCATTTGGTAATCATCTTGCTTCCTGCGTTCTACCTCTTTTTCGAGCAAGGATAGCCTTTTTTCGGCAAAAGTTCTTGCAGTAGTACCTTCTTTTAGATTTGGTATTTGACCCTTTAAATCTTCTATATTTTTATTTATTATCTTTATATCAGTATTCTTTAAACTAGAGCTTTTTTTAGGTTTTTTAGATTTAGTAGGTCCCTTAGATTCTTCTGGTTCTTGAGAAACAGGTCCTTGAGTAGGTCCTTCGGTAGGCCCCTCTAAGCTAACATCTGGACCTTCTACAGGACCATCATCAACTGTAATGTCTCCAGGACCTACAGTAAGTAAACTATCTGGACCAGTTGTTTTATCAGGAGCTTTATTTTGATTAACAGGTGCTCCTTTAGGGTATAATGCATTGTTTAACTCAGTTCTTTTAGCATCAAAATTAGGTATAGGATTACCACTATCTGGGCCAAAAGTTTCATTAAATGTTTTTAATATTTTTTCAGGCGTGTAGTTTTTGTTAGTAAGTATAAAGTTATCTGTATCATTTTTTATTGCATCAATAATAAAATCAGGGTCAGAAATAACACTATCTAATTTTTCAGTATATAGCTCTCTAGATTGAGTATCATAAGTTTCGTTTGGTGTTTCTAACATAAATGCAGCTATACTCATACTAATATCTATATCACTAGCAGTTTTTTGTATATCTTGATTATTATCTTCTAAAATCTTTTTTACATTGTTATTAGTACGCTCGTAATTAAGTATTACGTCATTTCCTTCTATATTATCTAATTTATATTTAGTAAAATTTTCGCCTATAGTTTCTATAGTATTTTTAAGTTCTTTATTTCTTCTATTGGCTTTATACTTTTTATTGTAAGTTTCTTCGTCTTTTTGAAAAAGCTCTCCATCATTATTATATATTTCTACAGAAAAAGTACCATCATCGTTTTCTACAACTTTAGTATCACCGTTTCTAATGTCTCTGTATCTCCAAGCAGTAATTTGATTTAAATTAGCAGCTTCTTGTTTTGTATATGTATTAGCTACATTAAATGCATCATCAAATTTAGAAAAAGATGTTTGCAATGTTTCTCCATCTTTATCCTTTAATTGATTCACGTCTAACTTTTCAACTACAGCTTTTTTTCCTTTTTCTTTTGTAGTTTTATAACCAACAACATTATATGTTTTTCTGTTTTGTTCATCTACACCTTTTTCAACAGCATATCTAACACCTTTTTGAGTTTTAGATTTTTTAAGTATATCTCTATTAATTGCTCTGTCACCAATAGTAGTTATACTTTTACCTGCTGTAAATACCGATGTAACGCCTGAACCAAGAAATCCACCCATTGCTTCATCTCTAAGCTGTGTCCATCCTCCATGATGGTCAGAAATATCCGCAGGAGGGTAATACATTTCTTCTAATCCAGTTATTAAATCTTTATCAGCTAATACAGGAGTATAGGTTTTAGCTAATGCATCATTAAATCCCTGTAAAACCTCTTCTACTGATTCTCCAGCCATACTAGCTATAGCAGAAGTTCCATTTTCAGCAGCCCATGCTTTAACTCTATTTTTAACTCCACTCCTAGGATACAATAAAGCTTTATTTTTAAGCTTATCATTCATTTTAGTATAAGCATTAGTATGAATCCATTTTGGGGCACGATTTTTTAATCCTGGTATGGATTTAATAACTTTAGCTACATGACTTATTTGCTCTATAAATACTCCACCAACACCAGATATATTGGCTGTTCCAGTAGCAGCTACAACAGCTTCTTCTTCAGATAAACCTTTCATTATAAAAGTATTATCATCTATTCTTTGAAATTCATCTTTAAGATATAAATTTAATAATTCTGATTTATTAGTAACTTTTCCATTTGGATTGTCTTTATCAAACAATAAAGGATAAAGAGGGTCTCCATTTTCATCTACAGCATTAGTGTTAAAATTTTCATTAGGGTATTTTTCATCATATGTTTTTTTAGCTAAATTAACCATTCCCATAAATTCTTCACCATTTAACTGAGAATCTTGTTGTAATCTTATGTACTCTTCTTTAAGTGTTCCGCCTCCCATTTGAAGACCACTTGATACACCAGCTCCTGCTAATCCTCCAAATATACTTCCATAATAAGCTCCACCAGGACCAGCAAGTAGCCCACCAAGTCCTCCGAACAAAAGACTCCCAGCTCTACCAGCAACTACATTGCTAGCTTGAGAACTTCCTACATCTATTAACATTCCTTCAAAATATTTTCCGTACTCACCTTCTTTCCAAAGGTCTTGGCTTGACCATTCTTGAATAGCTCTAGCTTTAGGGTCATTTTTAATGTATTCATCCATAGCGGCTATACTTTCATTCAAACCATCTACAACTTCTGGAACATCAGAAATATTAAGCATTGCATAATTACCTATATCATAAGTAAATCTATTTTTAATTTCCTCAGCTTTAAATCTAGCAATTTCTGCACCAGTAGGTTCATATACTTCACTAGCTATAGGAACATCCATAGCTTTACCATATTCGACTACCTGTTCATCAGATAGATTTTCATATTTATCGTAATTTCCTTCTAGGTAAGATTGGTTTCTTAAGTATCCAGCAACATCGCTTTGAGTTTTATATTCAGTATTTTCTATTTCATTTAAAGACTGAAATAATTTTTCTTTTTCTTCTTCTATTTTTTTCTGTTGTTCTTCATATGTTAAATCATCCCAACTATCTTCATCAACATTAAGAAAATCGTATCCAGTAACTTTAGACATTTATTATCCTTTTATTAGTCTTCATCCCAAATACTTTTACCTGGATTTTGTTTACTCCATATTTTTTCAAATCCTTTTAAGTATTTATAAACAAGCATTTCTTCTTGGTCTTGACCACTAAAAATATTATACCCAGGTCTTAAATCTAAATTGCTAACTTGCTCATTAGTAAATAAATTGTTTACTGTAGCATCGTTTTTTCCTTTAGGCATAATTTCTCTATATAACTTTAAAGTTAATTCTATTTTATTTTCAGGACTTTTACCTTGGCTAGCTTGTACTATTCTTGCTCCTGATTTGCTTTTAATATCACCAGCGTTACCAATTATATTTGTAATTTTATTTGAAAGTGTGTTAAGCAATTCTTTTTGAC